TATTTCAGAGCCAACATAGTGTAATGCTACATGTTCAAATTTCGTTTTCATGTTATAGTTTTAGTTTTGTTTTAATCGTTCGTTAACATCGGCGGCGGTGGTTAGGTTGTTTTCGAGTAGGTAAATAAGCATGGCAGCGCGGGCTTGTGCTTCATATCTTGACTTGCATTCGTGGTAAATTCTATCAGGAAACTCTTTATTAAATATTGCGCAGTTAAATATGTTAGGAGTTATCCATGTTTCTATTGATACGCTTACAAATACTTCTGATTTGGTGTTTATTTTTCCTTCATGAATAGGAATACCAAGCTGTCCGCCTAAGAAAGCAACCCCAAGCTCAGCAACGGTGAACGCGGCATAACTTAAACCGTTATTGTCCACTTTCCCAAAAGGCGGCACGTTTAAATAAGGCTCTGCGTGTGTTGTTAAATTCCATTGGTAATTGCTTTCTTGAATTACGCCTAATTCTTTTAATCTGATTGATTGGGTAGCTGTATTAACTTGATTTTCCAGTTTCATTGTTGTTGGTTTTGGTTAATAATGTTCTTTGGTGGTTAAAATGGTTACAGTTTTAATTCGGTAATACTATCGTAAAAGTTTCTGATTGCCATTTCGCAGGCAATGCTTTTTATGCGCACTTTATCGCTGTCATTTTCCGTGTTTTCCTCAAGCCTTGTAATTATCCGGCTTAAATCCATTACATCAAGCCCACGCTTAGGGTTAAGCCTGCTTATCTTCATTTGCTCGGTTAGCTTACCTTTAGCCTGCCGGTACAATTCCCATTTTTCGGCTGTGGTTATTTTAATCAAGCCCAAACTTTCAAAGTGCTGAAATAGCCGTATTGGGAAAACAATTTCCAGCGCACCGCCTGCTTTATACCTCTTAAATTGCCCCATTACCGCCTGCTTAAACTCATATTCTGCCTCGGACTTACTCATTAGTGGTTCAGGCTCTTTATTGCCAGCGTTTTTTAACGCATGTAAAGCCGCCTTTCTTTTTTCATCAAACTGGTAGCTTTTTAGCCATTGATAGTATGTAGCAGGGTTAAGCCCATAATATTCGCCGTATTCGCGCCGTACTCCGTTTTTAAACGCGATTTGCACGTCCTGAATACTCATGTGTTTAAACTTGCTTAACTCGCTTAAAAGGCTTGTTGCAATTAATTGTAGTTGCTGCCCCCGTTTTGTTTCGTTTTCCCCGGGTATCTGTTGGCCAGCATCGAAGTAGCATTTAACAATTATACTCATAAGCTGGTTAATTGCGTCCTTTTGCGGCATATCGCATATTTTAACAGCTTGTATAGCCTGCGCGTATTCAACAAGGTTTGGGGCTATCCAGCCCGTTTCAATCGGTATTATTTTCGGCGTTGTTTCCATTTTGTGCTATTGTTAAAATTCTTAGATAATCTTCTGCTGTCGGTTTGCTGTTCCCTTTTCCGGTTTGCTTTGGTGGTGGCTTGGCGGCATCGTTTGCACTCCATGTGTTTATCCACTTTTTAAGACGCGCAATCAATTTCCGGTAATCTTCTTTTTTGTCGTTGCTATATTTAAAATCGCCACACTCTACCGATAAACTCCATTGCTCAATACACAGGTTAATTTTTTCTTCGTCAAACCCTGTACTGCATTTTAAGTTATCCAACTCAATAGCGTTATAACTTTCTAAAAAATCTTTTGGGCGTATATATCCTGTATTATTATCTCCTTTTATCTTATCTTCTCTTATCTTATCTAGTTGCTTAAGGGTTGCTTCAGCATCGCTTGTAGGGTGGCTTAAGGGTGGCTTAAGGGTGGCTTGTTTCTTTGCTTCAGCCCCCCTTTTACCAGCTTCAGAAAGTCTTGTTTTTGAGGCTGTTATATTTTCAAACTGTTCATTTAAAAAATCTATTGATATTTTTCCGTCAACTACCTTTAACACATCTTCATTTAAAAGTTCGTCAATATAACGCTCGGAAAACTTCCTTTGTAGCTGCTCTTTGGTAACCTCGCACGACCTTTGCCAGTAAAAAGCGCACACATTTATAAACACGCCCTGCAACTCATAAGAACAAAACTGAATGTTACCAGTTAAGTATTGCGCCGGTTCAAATTGGAAATATGGTAACTCCTTAGCCATTGGTATAAAATAAAAAAAGCAGCGGTTTCGAGTGTGCAGCTCTACTCCCGTTGCTTTTAAATGTTATATACTACAATCCTACTCTGCACACGTAGGACGCTTGTTTCAGCGTTACAAATATAGTAAAATCGGGTTAAACTAAAGATAGTTGATTGTTAATTTTAAACCTGCTTTTGCAATCTTTCATATTCAATACAGCTTGCTTAAAATAACTTTCTTTTAATTCAGCTCCTATTGCTTTTCTGCCTAAACTTACCGGCGAATAAACCTCACTACCAACACCCATAAAAGGGGTAAATACTACTTCATTTGGATTGCTGTACAACTCAACAATTCTGTCAATTACATCAAGTTGTAAAGGGTGTACATGTTTTTCATCTTCTTCATCTTTGCTATCTTTGAACGGCAAAACATTGTCAATTCGAATATCATCCCAAACCGAAGAGGCGTATCGCTGCCATATGTAATGAGATAACTTATTACTTTTTGGGTCTTCGTGGTCCTTGTACTTTGTATTTAATAAATCCCATAATTGAGATTCATTTAAATTGCTTTCGTTTGCATTATTCCATGCTTGTAGTATATTTGGCAAAATGGGCGTTTCTCCAAAATAGTATTTAAAGCCGTTTGGATGCGTTACTGGAGCTTCATTTTCACCAGCGCGGGTAAATATTAAAACATAATCAGGCATGGCTGTAAAGCACTTTGTGCTGTCTTCTACAATAAATTTGTGCATCAAACTTTGCACCATTGTTCGCATACGAACTTTTAACGGCTCTTTCCAAATTGTAATCCTGTTTCTGTAATGAAACCCATGCTTTTCATGCAATCTTATAATTTCATGTGGGAAATCCCAAAGATAGCATCGGTTATCATGCACATCCGTGCAATGAACAGCATTTATACGCCCCGGCTTTGTAACTCTTGCCATTTGTTCAATCAGGTATTCATATTGCTGTAAAAATTGCTCCTTACTTTCGCAGTTACTAAAATCATTTTCATGTGAGCTATAATTATATAGGCCTGCAAATGGTGGCGAGTAGATTGAAAGGTCAATGGATTTTTCGGGAAGTGTAGATATAACATCCATACAATCGGCATTATAGATTGCATAATTTTCAGTAACTAATTCTTGCTTAATCATTTTGTTAAAAATTTAGGTTTAGTAATTGGTTTATCGAAATCTTTTGATTTTATAGTGTATTCTGAATTTGTATTTTTTATTAGCTGCGCAAACATTTCTATTGACTTTTGTTTTTTGGCTTGTAAGGCCTCAAGTATTTTAACTTGACCGTCTGACAATATACGGTCAACTATAACGGGGCGTTGCTGTCCAAATCTCCAAAATCTACGTATTGACTGGTAATATTTTTCATAGCTGTATGTTGGGAAATATGTAGTGTGCGCGCAATGCTGCCAATTCAAACCAAAAGCTGTTATAGAATCTTTTGTAATTAGCTTTTTTATTTCACCATTTGCAAACGCTAAAAGTATTTCCTCTTTTTCCTCAATATCCATTTGTCCTTTAATTTCTTTGGCATTCTTATCTATTTGAGAAATTAATTTTGCCTCATCATTTAAGTTTGTCCAGTATACTGTTGTATCATGCGCAATTGCCCTATTTGCTGCCATTTCGCAACGTTCTTTTAATGTTGCCCTTACCTCTGCTTTTATCTCTGAAAAATTTACGGCAGGTAGATTAAACATTTGGTGCTGACCGTTTATAGTTAACGGCTTTTCATTTTTTACCCAAATGTCATTTTCTATTAACTCAGGTAATATGTGTAATTTATCGCTAAAACCTAAGTCAGACGGGTATCTCATGGAAATACTCCAGCTTGCTACCCATTGCCAAAAGTATTTTTCTGCATGGCTTTTTAAATACCATTCAACGCCCTGTCTTGCGGAAGATATGCGGCCTATCTTTACCGTGTTGTTATTATTATTCTTAAAAAACTTTGTAAGCATATCGGTGTATCCCAAATAACCTAAAGCCTCGCTACTTGTTCCTAACTCTATGTAATCATTTGGAGATGGTGTAGCGGTAAATAAGAATCGGTATTTTACTTTCTTTAAAAATGCTGTAACGCTGTTTTTTATGGCTCCTTCAAAGTTTTTAAGTATGCTGCTTTCGTCAAGTATTACACATTCAAAATCATTGCTATTAAAGTAATGTAGTCTTTCATAGTTGCATACAACAATTTTTTTTGTGTATCTTCCATCTTTGCTATATTCAATATCATCTATTTGAAACTTAGCCGCCTCTTTTATAAACTGAAAAGCTACCGCTAATGGGGTAATTATCAATACTGGTTTATTTGTTGCTATTACATAATTATACGCAACGGTTAATTCAATTAAAGTCTTACCTAAACCAGTGTCTATAAATCCAGCATATCGCCCCTTTTTAATTGTTCTTTCAGAAACAAAAGACTGAAAGTCAAACATATTAGATGGCTGCCATTTACAATCAACACCGTAATCATGCGTTGAATGTCTTTTACTCTCAATAAATTGTTCGTATGTCATAAAAAAATATAAGCCCCTACTATCCATGTGCGTTCACTCACACTTCAAGCAGAGGCTTTAAGAAGTTTGTAATAGTGTTTAATGTGAACGTGAACACTGTGTGCAAATTTAAAAAGGTTATTGAAACTAAAAACAATTATCCAAAAATTTATCGTCTACTCCTGATCTTAACATTGGGTGGTGCGAATTATCCTTGTATCGGTTTGCGCCGGCCGGTTTGTAGCGGTATATGGTGCTGTAATCGTAGCCGGTAAGTTTGTGAATATCTATCGCACTCATTCCTGAATTAATAAGTTTCTTTAGTTGGTATTTCTGTTTGTCTGTAAGTGTGGCTGCCATTTTAAGATTCAACTTTGGTTATTTGTAAAATTTGGTCTTCAAGTTCGGATAGTTGGGCATCGTTCATTAAAACCAACCGGCTAAGTATGTTTTGAATACTGGCAACCTTTTCGGTGGTTACCGTGTTTTTAATAGCCTGTTGCGCTTCCGGTGAGTATGCGGCGTATAGTTGTAATGTGTTACTTCCTACACTATCTTTTATGCGTTTTAGCGTTGATTTTACGCCGCTGTTTTTGCATACCGGTAGAAAATAGGCTGCGTCCTGTTCAAATATTTTAGCTATTACTAATAGCCTGAAAAAAGCGTTACTGATGTGCTGCTGTTGCGCGGTTGTTGTACTCATGTATGGTTTGTTTTAAAGTTGCCCCAAATTCGTAATTAATAGCGTAGCATATACGCTCAAATGTTTTTTTAAAGTCTGTGTTGGTTTCGTATTCATTACAGACAGCTTTTATAGAGTGTATAACGCTGCTGTGGTCGCGGTCTAACATTCTGCCTATCTGCGTTAATCGCTTGTTATAATACAGGTGAGAAACGAAACAAAAGATATGCCGCGCAATTACGTAATCTCTTTTACGGCTACGGCCTTTTACTTCATCCTCTGTAACGCCGATTTGTTCACAGATAATTTGTAGCGCGTCTTTGGTTTCTTTTGAGCGTCTAAGCCCCACATACACGTAAGGTGAAATCATAGGTAAAGTTTTTTATAGTGGTCTAATTTGTGGGGGACAATGCGCCATTTTTTTGCGCCTTTGGCATTTGGTATCTTTTGTTCTTCAAGTTCTATATGCTGCTTAATACACATTATTCTCGGCCTCACGTCTTGTATATCGTGCTTAATAAACATTTCCCTACCCGACACCCATTCACCGTTAAGCAAGTGCTGCAACACGGTTAATGCCTGTGCTGTAAAGTGCGGCCTGTTTTCATCTAAGTTAGCCTGACCGCCGTTCTTGTTTCGTTCCGGAGTTAACGGCTTTTCAAAGTTTAGCGTGGTTTGCATGGTTATTATTATGCCATTTTATAAATTCTACAATACATTCATAAACAGACTGTATCTTATTATTGTGTGCAGATTTTACTGCTATCTCATATCCAGTAAAATCGTTGTATGCTATTACGCAATAATCTCTACCTATTCTTACAGAAAAAGCATAGGCACCTTCTTTGTTTTTTAAGTTTTCTATCTTTTCAATTACAGGCATTAGCCAGTCCCATGATTCATTATACTGTAAATCTTCAAAAGTTAATGCACCTGTGTCCTTGCTGAACATATACCCATTCGGATAAGATTCTGGGTCGTCATTTACAAACTTTAATCCATCAAATTCTGCTATTAGTTTATTGCTTTCTTGTATTGTCATTTTGTTTTTAATTTACTTGTTAATCAATTCCCCCGCCGCTTTCACTTTGGAGGTTAAAAGTTCTTTGTCTGATTCCGGTACTGCAAATCGGAAAATGTTTAGGTTCTTGTAGTAGCCGCGTTCGATGTAGGATAGTTCGTGATAGCTGCTGTGTTTGATAAACCCATATTTTCGCCGGTCGTCCTCACTTTCTAACATATCTACACTTTCGCGTATTGCTTGAAGTTCCTCATAGTATGGTATGTATACAATAGCCTCGATGTACTTTGTGTTTAGTAATATCGAATTTGAGATTAATTGCCAGTACTGCTGCGGGTATTCTGCCTTAAACATTTCCGTGTCGTTTTCTTTGTGCGCCTCGGTAAGCAGGTCAACATATTCACAAAATGCTTTCGGGGCGTAACACTTAATATCGCTAACCACACTATCGCGGTCATGTTGTAAGTCGGGCGTACCTACCCAACGCGGTATAGTCGGGTGTTCTATTGTTCTATCTTCTACCAGTTGATAGCCGGTGTCGTCCAGTAATTCAAATACACGGCTTTCTAAAAACTTACCCCACAAAGCGTCCCTGCCTGCCCTGTCAAGTGATAGCGTTCTGCCTAAACGCGCCTCGTATTTCTTTTCCTGAATGTAAGTTAGTGCCGGTTTGCCGAAACTTTTACGGTCTGTGGCAACACTCATTAACCTATAAATTTCGCTACTGGTGAAGTTACCCACGCGCTTTGATTTGTCTATGAATGGCATTGTTTATGGTTTAAAGTTCGCTAAGTTTTTGCTTAATCTTTTTGTAGCTCTTATGTTCTCTGTTTAGCAACACGCGCTCCACATCTTGCTTAAATAGCAGGTCGTGTATGTTGTCTTTTTTCAGGCTGTACAGTTCTGTAAGTTCCTCGTGTTCTTGCTCTTGCCGTTGCATTTCTGTTATCAGCTTTGTATCAGGCTCAAATGTTAGCGCATCTAATCGGTTAAGGTCTGCACCAAACAATTTACCAAAATGGTGGCAAGCGTCCTTTATAGCCGCGCTCTTAGCTTTTGGATAGGCTATTGACAATGCGCCCTTGTTTATGTTTTGCAGGTCTGCTGGTGAGCTATCTTTTTTAACCTGCAAAGGCTCCGCGCCAATGCCGTCATGGTATTCCCATTGTCCGGTAATCGGGTGTACATAGTGAACGCGCACTACTACATATACGCCGTTAAATGAAGCACCCTCGCGCAATATTTCAATTCGCGTTTGTTGAAATAGTTTTTTTAGCAGGTATTCAACTACGCCAATGGGTAAATATTCGCTGTCATTTGCGTACTTATTCTTTTTAACCCACTCTTTTTTGGGGGGCTTACTTAATAACAGGTTAAGCCGTTCGTGCTTAAAAGCTACTTCCGCGTCATCTTCGTACACCTCGGATAGTGTTGGTACTTTATATGCTGCTAATTCGTTACTCATGGTTTATTGTTTTGATTTTTTACTAATTCGGCATATCGTATGGCTACTTTGTCTACAAGGTGGGCGCGTTGTGAATCGGTAAGCATAAACCAAGCAAGTTCGCCCCATTCAGTTGCTATTTTATCCTTAACCGATTGCAGTAGTTCGTTTTCTTGCTCCTGTTCTGTCTGCTCCGTCTGCAACGTTTCGCCTAAAAGTGCGCAGGCTTCGGAGTGCTTTCCGTATGAACACATTAACCAATAACACTCACCTTCTTCTGTTTCTATCCAATAAAAAGCAATTTCCAATGCCTCTTTTAATGAGTATACAATTCTATTAGTATATTCCCCATTTTCATTCATTAGCGCCCTGGTTCTAATCGGTTCTGGCAGTTCGTTTAGCCAATCTCTGACTGTTTTTTTGTTGCTCATAGTAGTGGTTTTATGTTGCCTTTGTATATTGATATTGTGCCTAAATATCCAGCAAACATATGCCCATCTTGGTCGCATTTGCCTAAATAAACTATATATTCAAAATCTTCTGGGTTCATTACTGGCGTAACCCACCCTGAATCGCTTGTAAGGGCATGTGTAAATTCTATATTTTTAAAATCCATTTTAACTACA